TGCCGAATCTCCATCTCCGTCATCTGCGCCTGCATATCTCTCAGCTCTTCGGCGGGAAGCACGCCCGTTTCGTCTGCCCTGTAAATGCAAGAGTACCAGCCATCGGATTTCTCCGCGTGCTGGTACATCTCGTAAAACTGGTTTTGTCCTTTTGGCGTCCCGATAAACACCGCCCATCCCTGACGGTCTGCAAGTGCAGGGCGAATAACACCGCCCCAGAGCTCCGGCTTGATATCCGCGTACTCGTCAAGGATTACCCCGTCAAGATAGATACCACGGAGCGCATCGGGATGATCTGCGCCGATGATATAGAGCCTTGCGCCCGGTGATCTTGCATGCCGTGTCGGCAGTTCGATATACAGTTCCGATTCATTTACTGCGCGCCCCGGTATTGGATTGGTATAGTATTTCAGGTATTCCCACGCAACGCGCTTCGCCTGATTGCGGTATGGCGCAACATAGGCATATACAGGTGCCTTTTTGTCATTGAGTATCGCCTTACGTATCATCTCATTGACCGTGCCGACCGTCTTTCCGAAACGACGGTGACATACCAGCACCGCAAAACGATTGGCAGTGAGCGCAGGATGTATCGTGTCTTTCCATATCGGTCGGGGCGTATATGGTATTACAATCTCAGCCATCCTTGCCCTCCCATCGGAACGTCAAGGGGCCGCCGTCTGCGCCACTGAGCGAAATCTTGTCGTTGAACATACCAATGTGCCTCCCTAGGAGCTCAAGCGCCTTGATCTTGTCGCAGAGTTTAACTTCGATGCCATTCGCTCCTTGCTTGATACTTGCAATCGCTGCACGCTGATCATCGGAGAGCGTGTCCGTGTCTTTGGGGGAGACCACCTGTATTGGAGATACTGTCCCGTCCCCATTCTCGTATGTCAACGTTTCCACGCACACATAATCCGAAGCATCCGCAAAGGCAACACGCGCCAGCTCCTTGACAACGCGATCTTGCGTTACTTCCGTACGCTTCTGGAGGTCTCTTTGACGACGCGAAATTTCGGCTTGAACCTTAACATTCCTTAACAGCCTCGCAGCCGCAGCTTCAGCCGTTTTCGCACTATATCCTGCGCGAATCGCTGCCTGTTTGCCATTAAAATCAATCAACCACTCATCGACGAATCGTATCTGCTTCGGTGTAAGTTTCACATCGTCACCTCCTTACTTATAAAAAACCCGGATATTTTACATTTCACGTAAACGAAGTATAAAAAACCACGAAAATTTATATCTCCCCCTCCTCGCCCAATAGAAAAGCCGCCTCATACGAGACGGCTAACCGTGAGGGGATATAGGAGGAGAGATCAGTGGTTTAGGGTTCTCCCTAAATAATCCACGCTATCATATTACCACGGAAAAAGGTGTTAATTAGACATGTCTATTTAATTTATTTTCGAGTTTTAGATATGCCTCTACAGTTCGAGCAACAATATAATCCCACATAGCCCTTAATGTCCTCTCCGACACAAAGAACTCCGTATTGAGAAACCGCTCCCGTATCGCCTCGCAGTACAGTCTTTGTGTCAGCACAAGCCACGCTCTACGCCCTCTCCCTGCCTTTTGGCGTGATGCCTTACGCCGTGCATCCAGAAATATTTGCTTGCGCTCCGAGAGCCCACGCTCTACAAACTCCACCGCACGCAGCCACGTATAGGCAGGATAGGTCTCGTCAAACTTGACGCCACGCAACGCCTCCGCCTCCGTCGGATGTCCCGGCAGATTCCCGCCTCCTCCCTGTACGGTGCCCCGCACATACTCCTCGCGTTGCAGTCGATAGGTTCTTAGCTCCTCCGCATAGTTCAGCAGCATCGATTCCGCGCGCTTGCGGTCTTGTCTGATCTCATCCGCGATCTGTAGAGCTGTATTGTTCTCAAGCAAAACTATTCCTCCTCGCTACATGAGATTTAGTTGATTTCCATCCCCGCTCCTGCGACGGTCAATCGCCAGCGTAAACGACGCACAGGCCTTTCCGCTCTGCGTGTACCGCACCTCTGGATCGCGTGTCAGGCGTCCGATTCCCACCCAATGATTCATCTCGATCTTCCCTCCTCAAATCGCTTGTCTTTGTTCATCATCCAAAAAGTCAAACAGCGTCGGCGCGGTCTGCTTCATCTCCTCCGCTTTGAGGTACCCGACGCCGTCGTGGAAATAATCTGCGTTGAGCTCCGTTGCCATCCCGCGGCGCCCATGCTTGATTGCGCACAGCGGCACGGTCATAAGCCCACCGAACGGATCAAAGATAAGGTCGCCCTCGTTGCTGTATCGATCAACGAGACGTTCTACAATGTCAAACTGCAGCGGACACACATGGAGCTGCTTGCCCTTCTGCGCCTGCAGGGTGTTCATGGTCCGCATGCGGTTGATATCGTCCCAGACCTCATCCGTCCAGCTGCCGGGCGCAACAACCATAAACGTGGACGGCAGCTTCTTGTCCTTGTCGAGCTCTTCCGCCATCGCGACGTGCTCCTCATAGTCATAGATGCTCTCACGGCTGTACTTCCGATAGACGCGCTGGAGGTCAGTCACCGGGAAGCTCATAACCTCCTCTTTTGTGAGCGGTCGATCGCCACTGCTGCGCCAATATCCATGCGCATCGATCTGCCACCGTCCACGCGTGTATTCCTCTTTGCTCTTTGTGACCGGATCATCCGCGTATGCTTTGGAGGTGTCCGTCGGCAGCTTGCGAAACAGCAGGATGTATTCCGGGCACCCGACGCCCATCTTGCTCCCGTCCTTGCACTGCTCCGTCCAGCCGAGGCGGTATGTCTGGTTATTCTCGCGCACAACGTCGGTCACGACCGTGATCATGCCGAAATATTGAAACCCGTGCCGCATATAGTGGTCGATGCAGAGGGCGTGAAAGGGCTCAATGGTCGGCATGCCCGTTCCCGTTGCATTGCCAAATAGCACGCGATCTTTGACGTGACAAGCGAATACGCGCCCGGGCTTGAGTATGCGCAACAGTTCGGGGCTTAGATAGTCCATCTGCTCAAAAAAACGCTCCGTATCCTCGTTGTGCCCGAAATCGTTATAGCTCGCCGTGTACTCATAATGATTCGAAAACGGGATTGACGTCACAATCTCATCGACGGAGTTCTCCGCCATCCGCTTTGTCTCCTCGATGCAGTCATTATGGATTGCCGTCCATCCGTCGCCCTTTACCTCCACGCGATCAACTCCTATGCTTCGTCCCATCTCAGCCGCCGCCTGTGCACCGCCAAGCCCATACTCTTTGATGATCTCCGCCATCTTTTGCGTCAGGTGATTGTACTGCGTCCATTTGTGCTGCAGTACCTTGAGTATTTCCTGCTCACTGTCCATGTAGATGATGTCTACGATCACCTTCTCCGGCTGCAGGAAGCGATGACAGCGGTGAATTGCCTGGATAAAATCGTTGAACTCATAGTCAATGCCGAGGAAGATCATGCGGTGACAATGCCGCTGAAAGTTGCACCCGCTCCCAGAGAGTTCCTTTTTCGTGGCCAGCAGTCGGAATTTCCCGTCCGAGAAATCGATTGTGTTACGCTCGCGCACGTCCATATCCTGTGCGCCGTATATTTCCCGCGCCTCCGGCAGCGCCTTTTTGATTGCGTGACGTTCTGCCTCGAGGTCGTGCCAGATGATAAAATGATCTTCCGGTGCAGCATCGATGATGCGTTTTGCCTCCGCCATCCGCGCATCAATGCTCTCCCGCTTTTCGCGTGCGGCTTCCTTTAGCCCCTGCGCGGCGTCATGAAACATCTTGATCTGGCCGTCTTTCTCCTCTGTGAGCTCTGCCGGCCGTCCGAGTTTGTGATAGCGCACCTCGAGTTCGGGCAGGTCATAGCCCGTATCCTCATAGCCGAGGTTCGACGGTTTTTGAATAAAGAGCGCCCATGTCGATAGCCACAACCAGAACTCTTTTTCCTTGTGCGGGTAGAGCGTCAGATTGTTTGCTTTTGTGCTGTCCCGCTTGAAAAAGCGTGTCAGCGCCTGCCCCGTGTCCATGATCTCAAGATATCCCGCGTAGTGAATGAGCTCTTTGTACTTGTTCGGCGATGGTGTCGCCGTCGAAACGAGCTTGTACGGCACGCCGCGAAACTTATCAAGAAACGTCTGATATGTCTTGCTCCCGAAGGAACGCAGGACAGCCGCCTCGTCGAGACTCGTTCCCGCGAAAGCGCGGGGATTTATATCTCCGTCTCGCACGCGCTCATAGTTGGTGATAACAAGCCACCCCGGCGCGGCTTCCACCTCCTCCATGTTGCGAACATAGACAGGTGCGTCCATGCCGAGGAGCCTTTCCGCGTCGCGCATAAACTCCTGTTTGACGCCCAGAGGGCACACGATGAGCATCTTCCCGCCCTTATGTGCGTGGATGATGCGGCACCATTCGAGCTGCATGACGGTTTTCCCAAGGCCGAATGCTGCGAAGATTGCCCTGCGCCCGCCTTGCACTGCCCACATGACCGCGTCGCGCTGGTGCGGCTTAAGTACGGGACTTATCTCCCCCAGATCAATGGCAATGCCGCTCTTTTTGGCAATCACCATCTTTGATCTCAAAAATCCAATATAATCAATGGTCATAGTTTCCTGCCTCCATCACCGTACCTCCCGAAATAC